ACAAGGGGTTTTTTCTAACCTCGGATAGTTCGCCTCGTAACCATACTTTTATTTTATTGACTAGCTGATTAGCTAAGTCATCTGGGTTATTCTGCATTTGCTTCCTCCCTTTCAATAGGCATATAACCATTTTCAGGAATGTCGGCTTCTATGTAAATGCCATACTCTTCCTCTAAGGTTTCCTCAGATAAAAGAAAGATGCCGTTTTTGCTATGCTTACCTTCCTCAATATTCTCGGTCAGCCACTTACTAGCATCAAGTACAGTATCAAAAAGTTTTACTTCTTGATCTTCTTCACAAATAAATTCTTTGCCATTAAGGGAAATCCCATTAGGGTAGCGAAAGATTCTATACTTTACTTCACTCATATTACTTCCTTTCTACGAAGTTTGTTGGTAATTATTTAATAGTACCAATAGAAAAAGCGAAGGACAACTCAAAAGTTATCCCTCGCTCTGAGGTATTAAGCGACTATTTGCTGATTCTTTCTAGCTATCGTTGCATACTCGCTAAGAGTTTTATCAGCTTTAAAGTACTTATCCCTTTCAACAGGTAAACCTAAAGGAGGAAAACGTAAGCTTTGTAACTCTGAATAACTTACAGGTCCTAACTCTGGAGTACCTTGCCCTAAATCGCATAAACCAAACATTTGGTCATTACCATCCCACTCAGTTATCAGCCAAGTAAAAGCACCCCCACCGAAAAACTTAACGACAGGTTTAAAGTCTTCCTGTTCGCTTTGGAAATTTTCTATCAGCTTTTCAGCTAATACATTAGTTAATAGTTTCATATTTTTCCCCTTTCTACGAGAATAAGTTAACATTAAATATAGTATTACAAAAGATATTTAGAAAGGCAAATCTTTAGTTTTCGGGTCGCCATTGGCTTCCAGTAAGACTCCCACACTCATCACAGGCAATCTGATGGGTCTCATCAGACAGCATCAAAAATGATTGTGAGCCACATAATCCACAGACAACAACCTCAACTTCTCTGGCTACTACTTGTAATCCTGGGAGGGGTTTTGGCTTAGTCGGGAATGGTATGATGTTAGATCCTCCATGAATGGGGGAATTTTTCTTTTTTTCCATGTACAAATGTCCCTTGCTAATTGTTTATCATAATAGTAATAGTCTTGATACGCAAGTATAGGATCTGAATTTTTGTATTCTTCAGGCATAGCTTGAGCAAACTTAGTAAACCCCCTTGCTATCAATCCTGTGGGTGGGGATTTAATTAGGTAAAGCACTCGCTCACAGGCATGAATACGTTCATATCGGTAAGTATATTCTTTACATAAAGCGATGCCTAGTCTCCATAGCCACCGATAATTTTCTAATGTTTGTCCAGCCCACAAAGTACAAGGGTGTTTTTGATGAACAATTTTGTATGGTCCTTCTTCATTGTACCTATAGAATACTGTNCTGAGCATNTGTGTTGTTTCTAAAGGCATTTTGACAATGTGCTTATCACAATGATATTCAGCACATTTCTTATGGTTGTAGTCCAGTACGAAAATGTTCATAACGTAACCTACCCNATAAAANTAAGAAAGACCGTTCCTTTGTTATCATCCGTGTGGAAAAACTTGAACCTGTGCCATGCGTTCTACCAGACGTTTTGCTCTATTTGTTACTTGATTGTACCACCTGGAGTCTTCCATTTGAACAGAAGCTTCAATCCAATCTTCATTGGTAATCGCTTCATTCATTTTCTTAAATTTACTCAATCGTGGTCTACCCATATTGAACATCATATTGCATAGAATCAATTGGACTTCGTCAGGTAGTTTATCAAAATCATCGTATAATTTCTTACACTCTTCTATTGTCACATGAATATCGGCTTTGAAACACGATGAGACTCTTTCCTCAGAGATTTCTGTTCCATCGGGTTTTCCGTACTCTTCATCCCACTCTGTGATTAAGTGTCCAATCCCGAATGTCGGGAGTCCAAGGTGATCTTTATAGATCTCGTATTTACATCCCTCATCTTCTTCTATTTCTTTTCTTAATTGTTCTTTATCCATTTTATTCTCCATTGTTTTGGTCGTATATTGAATTCGCACAGCCTCTGGATATTTCAGTTGGCTTCCTGATTATCCTGCCAAAATCTTTATCTATGTCTGATAAGGTAGTACACACATCTTCAAATCTTTCAGTTTCATCCTCTGGTCGGGAATTATTTTTTAATTCTAGAAAAATTTGTCTAATTTTACTGTTTCCACCTACTCTTGCCCCTCTACAAGTAGGACACATTTTGGGAGTAGTCCTATCATATGATCCTCTTTTTGATAAAGGTTCATCACATTTATAGCAATTATTATAATTCATGGACACCTCCTTATTTTAATTCAAGTAAGATGCTATGTACTACACGGAAATCGGGATTACTAGAAAATTTTCTATACAAATATTCTCTGCCACGAGTATAAATAGGTTCAGCTAACGTATTTCCCATTTGCATTTGTCTTTTACAATGCAAAACTAACTCAAGCATGTCAGCCATTTTTACTAAACTTCTATCTTTTTCTGTTAGGTCTTGTAACATAACAGGAAGTTCTAAGTCTTTTTCGTATTTAAATTCTGCCTTTGAAAATTCTTGTGCTAACTCTGTGTACTTCCACTTCGTGGTAGCTGGGAGATCACCTAACTCAGCCTCAGCTACATCATGGAACAATAACCACAGTATCGCATCTTTACTTACATCTTCCCATAGGGTTGTCAAAACAACTAATGCTCTCCATGTATGGCTACCTACATTTTGTCCTTCGCCCACTTCGGGTCTTGTATGAAATCTAGCAACATGACCCCCTTGTAATCTTCTGTGTACTTTTCTTAACAAAAGGTAATCTCCTTTTTGTGAAGAACCCCACTTTATTTCGTTTGACATTACTTTCTCCTATGTCTGCATGGTTGAATGATTATCTCGTAAACCCCTTGTCCAAGGTTTGTCGCTCAGGGTTTGTTTTGCCTCACCCCAATTTGGACCAAGTTCTGCATCTACAATACTTGGTACTTCAAGAGACACACAGGTCTCCATTATTTCTGTGATCCTTTTTACTTGTGCTTCATTTTCTACACTTACGTCAAGTTCATCATGCACTTGTATCATAGGCATAATACCTTCTTCAGCTAATGCAACCATCGCAGCTTTCGTCTGGTCTGCAGCACTCCCTTGAATTAACTTGTTTAAAGCTTTATAAGTGAATGCTCTTTTGATAGCTGGACCATGCTCGGCATAAGCATCTTTTTGAGTCATGGGCTTCCAGCTACCATATTGAGTTGGTTCCCATTTATCAAACCTACATCTCCTACCTAATAAAGTACGGATAACTCCTCGTTGTGTTGCCCTGTTAATAGCATATTCTGAGAGTTCTTTTACAAAAGGTACTTTTTTATGATAAGTAGCAAATAAGTCTTGTGCATCTTCAAACTCTAAACCTAAACTTGCTGCGAGCTTCTTACTTCCCATACCATAGAACAGACCTAAGTTAATATCTTTAGCTTGTTTCCGTGGTACTCCTACTATATCAGCAGCCATCTGATGGAAATCTGTTCTAGCATCTACATTATATTGGTCAGCAAAGTCTTCTGCCCCTCTAAAGCCCATGAGTTTTGCGTAATGTACAACTAATCGAGGTTCTTGGCTTGAGTAATCAAATGCCCCCCACAACGCATCTTGTTCTGGTATAAACAAACTACGAATAAGTGGACCAATTTCACCATGCCTAGCAGGGATTTGTTGTAGATTAGGGTTACTATAACTAAATCTTCCTGTTACTGTACCACCTTGATCACTGCGTAAAGGGTGGAGTTCAGCATGAATCCTACCATTTTTCTGGTGTTTAAGTATCGTATCTACAAAAGTTGTTCGTGCTTTATTAAACTCCCTTGCTTGTACAATCATTTTAGGGACTTCATGTGGGTGCGTCGTTAAAAACCCTTTAGTAAAGCTAGGAGCTCCTGTTCTTTCTGTTTTACTGTAACCTAACCCTACTGCATCAAAAGCTTTAGAAACACTCTCAGAAGCCCATATTTCAACATCTACTCCTGTTACTCTTTTTATTTGTTTCATCAAAGCTTGCTCTTTTGCGAATAAGTCTACTTTTATTAACTCAGCTTTTTGTAAATCAACACGAACACCTTTTGCTCGCATAGGGATAATTGTTTTAAGTACTTTAAGTTCGAGGTCAACTATGTCCGATATGTCTTCTTTTACTATAAGACCTTTAAAAAATGTCCAGAGTTTTAAAGTTAGAGCAGCATCTTGTTCAGCATACTTACCCACATAATGAGCAGGAAGTTTATACATTTCACTTTTAGCATTTACTCCAAATGCCTCAGCAGCTTCTTTCAAATCTACTTCTGATTTACGTTCTTGTAAGTAATCCCTACCTATTGCATTAAGAGCATAGCTGAACCTGTTCTCATCTAGCAGAGGTGCAACAACCATTGTATCGCATAATCTACCTTTGACACGCACATTTTCTGCGAGCAACCACCCAACATCATAAGGGGCATTATGAAAAATATAATCCCTTTCAATAGAAACAACCTCCTTTAACCAAGACAAAGTTCTCATAGGGTCAAAGTTCGGACCGATCTCATGCCTAATAGGAAAGTACCATTGATTACCCTCAACAGCTATGGCTATACCAATTATATGACCATCTCTCCTAGCCCAACCTGAACCCATTGTAGTTAGATTAGGATCCTTTGTTTCTAAGTCAATTGCAACTTCTTTATATTGTGTTAAATCAGGGTAGCCATCAGGCATAACCCACTCAATCGGGGGTTGAAATAAAGGTATCTGCATTGCTTTTTATCCTCATTGGTTTAGAAGGGCGACACTTTTTGCACATCGCCCATTTATTTTTAAGAGTACGAAAGGTTAGTGTTCTTTCATCCCCACATGTATCACAAACTGCTTTTATCTTCTGATCTAGCGATTCCATTTAATCTTACCTCTGCTTCTACTAATAACAAGTACCTCCTTAAATCTTGTATGTCATCTAGTATACCCTCTGGGCGAGTATCTTGTTGGATAGCCTGAAATATATCATAATTAACTTTAGTTACTTGGTTTTCAAGCCTGTCCCATTTACGAGCAAGCATCATAAAAGCACCTACACCACCTCGCTTTTTCCAACTATCTCCGTAGGATTGCTCAGCTTCATGTAACCCTGTTACATCTTCGTTTGCTAAGTTATTAACTTTTTGAATTATTTTACTTCTGCTACTCATTTTACTTTCCTTTCCAACCATTCTATACAAGCCCTCCTCCAAGCCCTATCCCCTATTAGTTGTGCAAACTTTAATGCAGTGGTCATATCTTTATCTTTCCAGCCTATCCATGAATCCATCATAGGGGTAGCTGTCTTTGTAAGATAAGTATTAGTTAATCCTTCTATTGTATAATCATCAAACCATTTGTACAACTCAGAATCAAAATTATGAGCATTATCTATTAATGGTGGCGAATTATAACTTAGCCCATCTTCAGCTAATAAAAGGTAAGGTTCATAATCGGGCTGAAGAGAATACAAGTTTAGTTTTTCTAATACATCTGTATATACATGGAGGTTATTACTTATTTGATAATAAGTACCTATATTGTTACCTGTCATATGAGCCATATATTCCAATAAAAAAGACATATGTACAGCATTCGCTCCATAAGCACCCCAGATCATATCATTACTTCTGTTTACTACACTCATATTAAGGTAACCTTTTCTAGCCCAGAAAAAGACTTGTGTATTACAAGGATAATCTACACCTGTATTTGTTGAAGTTAAATCAACATAAGGATCCCACATACCTACTACAACTCTACGGTCATTGGGGTACTCTACTAATCTATTTTTAGCTATATTTAATTGGTCTACACCAAAATGCTTCCTCCAACGATATCCGTATGCCCCAT